CTATATTTTTTGCACCATGTGGTTTCTTATTATCAAACCAAAGTAGAGTTCCTGGTTCAACATTTACAACATCATCACCACAATGATATTCATATCGACCCTGTATCGATAAATGATATCTATCTTTATTTAAGTAATATGTTCCTTGGTCAGTATGTGTACCAACCATTTCACCTACAGGTAAAGCTAAAAATCCACAACGACAAAATTTATGGAAATGTCTTTTTAAGAAACGAATGACTTCGGTGTGTCTCTCATATGCAGGTGTCTCAATACTTATTTCAGTATTGTAAACCATTTCATCTGGATGACTAATACCACCCATTACTAATTGCATGACACCTGCTTCAATCCTGTGAAAGTCAGGATCAATTTGTTGAGCACCTTCTATTTCTTTTTGAACACCCCAATCAGAAGGATATTGTTCGAGTTGTTTTAAAATTTTAGAAACATTGATGCCCGTTTTGATTATACGAATATCAGCCAAAGAAACTCTCCAACGAACTAATTTTTTCAGTTTGCCAACCAATACAATTTAAAATAACTTTGATTGGTTCAATAAATGCTTTTTCAAATTGCAAATCATAATTTACATACTCATGCAGACCAAATTCTTTTGGCAATCTAACCAGGAAAGAAATAACATCTTCTTTCAAAGGATTTGGCGTTTTAAGATATGTGAATTTCAACTTCTCACCTTCTTGAATTAAAGGATATGATTTAGTTAAATTCTTTTCTTTCATCATGTAATTGTAAAGAATTGCACCTCGCACATGAATTGGTGTGCCTTTTTTGTAAAGATTTGCTGAATCAGAATAATCTTTTAGACCATTAATGCCACGGGGAAACGCAACTTCTTCTGGTGGTAAAGATTTAAATTCTTCTTTGAATTGTGCAATAAAGTCTTGCACTTCTTGTTCGGTTGAATTCACAATCAGTTTAATTGTTTGTTTCATCTTTTCACGGATGATTGCAGGCGTAGATGACTTGACCATTTCTAGTCCCATCACTTTCATCTGCGGTTCATTATATTGAACACCTTCATTGTTATACACATTGAGAATGTATCGTTTCTTTGCAGTCCAAATACCTTTGTCGCACAAAGCTTCACGCTTCATTTGCATTTTTTGGGCATACGCATGGACATACGAAGCAAGTTCTTCGTAACTTTTGTCAATGTGAGGTTGTAATTTATCTTCACAGACCTTGTCCATGAAGGAGATAATTTGATTAACATCTGTCTTTTCTTTATAGACCTTATCAATAAGGTCACCAAGACGGAGGTATATCGAATCTGTGTCCGAGGCGATAACATAATCTACTTTTTCCGTTTTTAATAGTTTATTCATGTATAAATTGAGTTTACCTTCAATCCAACGAATAGACAATTGACCTGCAAGCGTAACTGCAAGTGCTTGTCGTAAGTCATAAAAACGGAAGTATTGCGAACCTAACGCACCATAAGCAGAGTTTAGAGAAACTTTCTTAGCGAGTTGTAGGTTATTGTATCTTGCTACAAGGTTATCGATTTCAACTTTCTTATCAGGGTCAGTCTCATTTTCATAGTCTTGCTTTGCTTTCAACATCATCTTCTTAAACTTCTTTCTATCTTCATACATATCTTCCATCATTTTAGGAAGGAATCCTTGTATGTCAGTTCGAAAGAATTGACCATTCGGTGTCAACGACACATCACTCAACTTCGATGTGTCGATTTGTTTATTTAGCAATTTTTCCACATTCACACCTTGATCCAAAACACTTCGCATTTCTGCGCTATGATTAGAAGGTTCAATTAATGTTTCTGGTGAAATATTGTATTGAATTAACAAATGGGGGTAAAGACTGTTTAAGTCAAATGATGCCACATACTTGTGCATACCTACTTGTGGGTCTTTAACAAATGCGCCTTCAAAGGCAGCATTTTTCTGTTTGAATTCTTTTGGTGGTACAATAATCTTTTTATCCAACAAGTGTGAATAGATTAGAGCATCCCACATACGAGTTTGTGCAAATACATCCTCATAATTACATTTTGTATCATATGCAAGAGTTAATGCCAATTCAATTAGTTTTAACTTATCTTCAAGTTTGACGATAAGTTCCACATCTTTGATGTTATATTCAATAAATTTTTGATAGTTAAGTCTATACAGTTGATGTAGGTTGTCGTATTCGTCATAAGACAATTTACTCTCACCAAGTTCTACATTGGCGATATTTTCCAGTTTATAAGATTCTTGGGATTTGCCACCTGGCGCATACCATTTATACAATTCAATGTAGTCTAACGAGGCGACACCGCCAATGTTGTATTGAATTAATTCACGACCATTGATGGTCACTTTTCTTTCCCACATATAGTTCCATGGAGAAAGTTTTTTCGCCTCATCGGCACCGAGAACAGTTCTGAATCGGTTTACAAGGTATGGAATATCAAAGAAGTCGGTGTTCCAACCTGAGATAACATCTGGACAATTGTTTTGCCAGTCTAGTAGAAATCTCTTACACAGGTCATATTCACTATCGCACTTGATATATTCTTCTTCACCTTGCACGATGTATTCACCGCAACCATAAACTTTAGTGCCGCCATTCAATGTTTTCCATGCGATGGCAGTAATTGGTTCAGTTGCTTTATATGGGTCAGGGAAACCATTCTCGGAACCAACCTCGATATCGATGATAGCAATGTTGATGTGTTGAATGTCCCAATCAATTAGACCTTTGAATTCATCTGCAATAAAGGCATATTCATATCGGTCATTACCATAGATTTTAAAATTTTCAACACCATCATATCGTTTGACAAAATCTTTTGCATCACGAATATCACCCAACTTAATAGGCTCAAGGTTTTCTCCGAATAGAGTTTTCCATTCTGATGGTTTCTTTGATGGCAAAAACAAAGTAGGCGAGTATTGTATTTTTAACTTTACTCGCCTACCGTTCTTGACACCTCTAAAAAGAATATTGTTGCCTTGAACGGCAACATTGGTGTAGTATTTACTCATTCAATAATTGTATCATACTTTAGGAATTACAGAGGCAATTTGAATACCACTACCAAATACTTTATTGTATTGATTTTCTAATTCTCTGGATGGAGTTGTAATGCAAAGAACATTGTCCATGGTGATTTTAATACCAGTATTGAATTCTTCACAGTATTCTAAGAATGGTGCAAATGCCATCATGGGACCTTCTTTAGTTGGTTGCATGATAACTTGAACGGGTTCTTTCAGAACCACTTCATCATTTTTGGTACAGTCCACTTCTGCGAGAATCGTATGATTCGTTTTGAATGTCACGAGCTTTATTGTCATATTGTTTAATCTCTATTACCGAATTTATCGGTTGTTTAATTGAAAAATCTACGGCTTCACCAAGAGTTTCATACTCTTTGAAGGCTACGGTTGATGAAGCGTTCATATAGTAACATACTCTATACATTTACCCTAGTCTCCGCAGGTAATACACCAATCGTCACCCAACGCTTCGGGAAAAGCATTTCACGACCTCGATAGTCACGAATGTCTGCGGTTGGATCTTGCATCCAACCAATCACTTCAACATTGTTGTCGATTTCACGCAAATACAAATCGTACCTTTCTGCTCTAGGCAGTTTGTGTTCGATGGCGATTCTTTTTGCGATTTCACGGGTGTTCATATTTTTTATCCTCAAAAAATGTTTATAACGAAATTATACACGATAATGTAGTAGAGTGCAATACTTTTTAGGTAAACTTGCTGAAGTCTGGTGGTTTCCAACCTTCGGGTTTGAGAACTTTGCCATCCTCTCTTTTAAGAACTTTACCTGATACCCTATCAATTTTCTTTAGATTACTCAACGCACCTTCATCCCATAGTTGGTCACAATTCCATCCTCGGGATTGCATATAACCAACAATGACCCAAATCATATCGAAACAGGCGTCCATAATTTCAACATCATCTTTGGCATTTCTTGCCGCAATATATTCACTATATTCTTCAACAATTAAGTTATGATACAATGAAGATTGTTCTATGTTATTTTGGTTAATTGTTTGTCCTGCGGCGGACATAAACACCTGCACATCACGGAATACTTTAGTCATATTAAACTTTCTTAGACAATTCAGACTGATAGGTTCTATTTCTTAATTCGGAAGAACTAAACCG